GACAACAAGCGGCGTCCCGAACGACTCTATGTGGTGCTCGACGAGGCGGAACCGCGCACACCAGCGGACCTCTTTGATAAGGCGGTGGAGTATAAGGACCGATACCTCGCCCATATGACCTACATGCCCGCCGAACCGGTGGGGCTGGTCGATGCGGCCCGCCGCCATGAGGGACTGACCTATTACCAGTTTACCGACAGCTTTGTCAACCGCGAACGGTGGCCCACCTACGTCTCATACGACACCCGCAGTGGACTGACGGACGTACGCGTCCCCGGTGCCGCCACCCTCCATGGGGACTTGGAACTGTTGCTCTCCACCACCGTCCTCGATCCCGCCACCAACAAAGCCTTGACGGACCGGCCAGGGCCTATGGGCCGTCCGATACAAAAACTCCTTTTCCCCAATGATTTCCCCACCGCCCGCACCCGCACCGCTGTACGGCAGGGACTCCTTCCGCTCTGCCGCCCCCTATGGTGCGCGGTGATGGGCCTGGATCGATCTATGCCGCGCCGTCAAAAAGACGCGGATGCGAACAAAGAGAAACTAAGCGGAGACCCTGTAACAGGATACTGATGATGACTCTGCAAGACCTCTACAAGCGATTGGATTGGACGGCGGTGGATGCGGGCCATACACAGTGGGAGCAAGACCATGAGGAGGCGATACGCATAGACCGTGACGCCCTGCGACAGCACCGCCTCGAACGACTCCACTATGCTATCGCCGCACTCAACGGCACGGAGGATATGCGCCACTGGTGGATGCTGCCCACCGTCATCCGGCAACAGGTGGCCGACAACTATTCGCAGATGGGCCTGATCGATGCAACGAAGTAGCGTCAGAGAAGACCAGTTGCGGCGGGTCTGTAGGATGTATTCGACCAACAAAGACGCGGCAGAGGCGTTGGGCATTTCAAAAGACTGGCTGTATAAGCTATGCAAGAAGTATGGCGTAATTCGTCCGGTGACGGGCAAATACCCGGAAAACTTTAAGAAGAATGTCCCTTGACAAGTATTCGGAGACACCCCGTAGGTCGATATTATGGCGGCACCTCAATTCGCATCACCCGAACCCATCCGGTTCTCTGAAGAGGATAAGGAGTCAATCCTTGACCTCGTAGGTGACCTGTATGATGACGGGATACAAGGTCGGCAAGAGTGGGAAGGTTCCCATGAGCTCTACGACCAGATGTTCCGGGGTAAGACCGAACCACGGCAGGGTCCGTGGGAAGGGTCATCGGACCTCCACGTCCAGATGCCCTACTGGTTGGTGGACAGTGTCAACGTGCGCCTCACGGCGGGCGTCTACAACCAGAACCCCTTAGTCGGTGGACTCGCGGAAGAGGACAACGACCAAGAGACTTTTCAGAAGGCGGCGAACCTTGTAGAGTGGGATCTGCAAGCCAAGAGGATGAATGCCCGCGCACTATGGAACAGGGCGTCTAAGATACGCCTCATCCACGGGTGCAGCGTGTCGCTCTTGTCGTATGCGGCGGATACCTACAAGTACCGCACCAAGGACATCGTCCCGGAGGTCATCGAGGACGAAGACGGCGTAGCGCGTCTGGTGGATAGTGAGCAGATACGAGAAGAGGAAGGCGTCCTCTACGATGGGCCGGTGATGACGCCGCTGGAGTGGGACGATTTCGTGGTGCCCACCTCCGCGATGAACACCCAGCCGAACCGCCCCTCCAACCCCGGTGGGGCCGATTGGGTCATCGTAAGGCAATGGGAACCCCTCTCGCTCCTGTTTAAGAAGGCTGAATCGGCGTATGTGGAAATAGACGGCGAAGAAGGGGAACGCGACTTCTGGATCAACGCGGCCCCATCGCAAGACCGGTCCAATACCGCAGGGACCGGCCAGAACAACCGGCGCGTACGGCATCAAGATCAACGGGATGGACTCAACCGATCCGCACAGTCCCACGACAAAGCCTCGGCGCGTCCCAACCCCGAGTTTGAAATACTGACGTATTTCGGTCCCTACCCCGATCCCGATACCGGCGATGACGAGGAAATGGTCGTTTTCATATCGCGGTCCCCCAAGATGGTGTTAGGGGCTTTTCGGTTGTCGGACCTCTACTTTCGCGGTCACCGCCCCTTGCTGGAAATGCATTACCAGACGGTCTCCACCCGCTTCTATTCCATGGGCATCATGGAAATCGTCAAGCACCTGTCGGCGGAGCTCGACACCATCCACAACATGCGGTTGGATGTCGGTTTCGCTACCAACTTGCCCTTCTTCTTCTACCGCGCCTCTGCGGCCTTTGATCCCGATGAGGTCGAACTAAGACCCCTCAAGGGCATCCCCGTGGATAATATCGGGGACGTGCAGTTCGCGGCGATGTCGAACGTCACCAGTTTTTATGCCCAGGAGGAGCAGATGCTCTACACCCTCGTAGAAAGGGTGGTGGGCGTCACCGATCTATTCCTTGGGATCTCGCCTACGCGGGGTGCTGCGGCTCGTCATGCCACCGGTTTTGTCGGTACCCAACAAGAGGCACTGGCGCGGACCAGTGAGATCCTCAACCAAGATGCGGAGTCGTTCTCTTTCCTCTGCCGATTTATCTATGACCTTGAAATGCAATACGGACCAGAAGAGCGCGTCTTCCGCTTGCAGGGGGAGTCAGGACCGCAGACGATGGACTTGAACCGCGATGCCCTATGGATGCAGGGCGAGTACGACTTCCGGCTGGGTGCCAACCAAGGGTCGTACTCGGCCCAGGTGCAACAGCAACAGGCACAGGCCATGCTCCAGATGGCGGCGGCATCGCCGCTGGTCAATCAAGATCCGGGTAGGCGGTGGGAGATCGAAGCGTACTACCTTCGCTCTATCGGCATACGCGACCCAGAGACCTACATCGGTCCCAAGACGGCGGTGGCGCAGACCAACCCCAAAACCCAAGACGAAGAGAATGGCGAAATGGCGCAGTTCCTCTATGGCATCAACAAGCCCGCGCCGGTCCATCCCTCCGACAACGATGGCGAGCACCTAACGGTATTGATGGAGTTCCTTGCCTCTGCTGAATACAACGCCTTGGGCCGTCCCAACGAAGAGGGTTACATGGCCCACTTCGCCCTACATCAACGGCAGGTACAGCAGAAGCAGATGCAAGCGCAGATGAACCAGCAGATGGCGATGGGGCAAGAGGCGGGCGGACAACCGGGACAGCAGGGACCACCAGGCCAACAGGGCGGCGGTCCCGCCCCAGGGGGACAAGACCGCATGATGGCGCAGATGATGAATCAGTCCGGTGGCAACATCCCAGGGATAGGCGCAGACAAGCAACCGCAATCGTCCATACCCAATCCGCCCACCTTCCCCACCAACAACGGGGCTAGTTGATCGATCCCAAACGCAAGCGTGAGTGGCGCGACTTCACCACCCACACTGTGTGGAAAGATATGTTGACGGAGTTGGGCCAGATGGAAGCGAAAGAAATAGGGCAGCTGATCGACATCACGCGGCAGGGCACGATAGAGGAAATCAAGCATCAAGCCGGTGTAATCGACGGCATACAACGCACGATCAAGTTTCTGATCAATAAAGCCGAACAGGCCAGGAACCTATAGGGGGACACCATGGCAAGCAACAACGGCACAGCAGAGCAACTAATGCAAGCATTAGCCAGCGGCAGGGGCAATAACTACGGGTACAAAATGTCGCAACGGCCCGCCGCCGGTACCATACGGGGCATCAGCAATGCACCGCCAATAACCAGTGATCGTTTTGGCGGTGCGCCAATACCGGGAAATATGATGCCCGATTATGCGGGACGTACGGCAACCGGGTTTGGCGGACTTAGTGCGGAGGATGAAATGCTGCTTCAGAAGCAGGGATACGTGGATTCGGGGGACATTCGCTACGTATTAGACCGCGAGACAGGTCAAGTTGCTCGAAGCCCAACCCCCTGGTCACGTTACTCGACTTCTGCAATGGGTTATCCCAATCAGCGTACTCCAACAACGCTGGAACAAGCCGTTGGCGGTCCCGGTGCGATGAAACCCAGT